CGATGACGGCGCAATTGACGTTGCCGGCGGTGGTTTTTTTGGTTCGATTTTAGATACTGATGGTCGAGAACGAAATGATATTGACCTAATTAAAAGATATCGTGATGTAGCACAACAACCAGAGTGTGACGCTGCTATTGAAGATATCGTAAACGAATCAATTGTTTCTAATGAAAACGATGCAGCCGTTCAAATTATTCTTGAACGACTTCCATATCCCGAAAAAATTAAAAGAAAAATCCGACAGGAATTTGACGAAGTTCTAAGACTTCTTGACTTTGATATGAAAGGTCATGATATCTTTAGGCGATGGTATGTAGATGGTCGAATGTTTTATCATAAGGTAATTGACCAAAAGAATCCAAGAAAAGGAATTACAGAATTACGTTGGATTGACCCTGTAAAGATTAAGAAAGCACGTAATGTAATTAAAGATAAAGACCCAAAGACAAGTGTAGAATTAATTAAAAAGATTGAAGAATTTTTCCTATACAATGAAAAAGGTCTAGTAGAAGGTGGTATGGGTGGTGCTAACCAAGGGATTAAGATTGCTGCTGATGCAATTGCATATGTTCCTTCTGGTATTACAGATGGTAATTCTGGTCGAGTATTTTCGTATTTACACAAAGCAATTAAACCTGTAAATCAACTACGAATGATTGAAGATGCTCTGGTTATCTATCGTATATCAAGAGCACCAGAACGTAGAATTTTTTATATTGACGTAGGTAATTTACCGAAAGCAAAAGCAGAACAATATCTCAAGGATGTTATGAACAGGTATCGTAACAAACTTGTGTATGATGCCAAAACAGGAGAAATTCGTGATGATAGGAATCATATGTCAATGCTTGAAGATTTTTGGTTGCCCCGCCGAGAAGGTGGTAGAGGAACAGAAATTACGACATTGCCAGGCGGTTCTAACTTGGGAGAAATTGAAGATATTACATATTTCCAGAGGAAACTATATCGGTCTTTGAATGTGCCGATTTCCAGATTGGAAGCAGAAAACAATTTTAGTCTTGGTCGTTCTACAGAGATTACAAGAGATGAACTTAAATTTACTAAGTTTGTACAACGTATTCGTAAGAAATTCAATCCTATCTTTACAGACGTTCTTAAAACACAATTGTTGTTGAAGGGAATTATTGCTTTAGAAGATTGGGAAATTATGAAAGAGCATATTCAGTATGACTATATGCAAGATGGACATTTTGCAGAACTGAAAGATGCGGAACTACTCAATGACAGGATTCAAACTCTAGATGCGGTACAGTCTTACATTGGAACTTTCTTTAGTAAGGAATATGTACTTAAAAACGTATTGCGTATGACTGATGGTGAAATTGAAACCATGAAAGACCAAATTGCTACTGAAGCAGAGAAAGACCCACTTGATGGTGGTGTTCCAAACCGTGGTAGTGATGGTATTCAAAGATATCCAGTTGACCCTGCTGGTATGGCAGTTGACCCAGAACAAGATGCTTCTGACAGGTTTGATGCGACTGTCTTAGGACAAGACCCAGGCGCTGCCCCAGAGGGTGGTGAAGAAGAACCAGTAGAAGATGATTTTGATAAGAGTTTGACTGTGAAAGGAAGAAAAAAATGAGTGAAGAAATTGTAAAGAATATTATTCAAGGTAACAACGTGGAAGCACAAAACGCTTTTAATAGTGTGATGACTGATAAAGTCGGACAGGCTTTAGAGATAGAGCGTAAGGTAATTGCAAAGAGTTTTGTTAAACCGAAGGAAGAAGTTAGTGACGAAACGGATTGAGGAAATCTATGAATCTACAGTTGTAGAGCGGGATGAACATCGTAAATCGAAGGAGTATAAGAGATTATCTCCTAAGATGAAGGATGCGGTAGACGATATTTTTAAAAAAATGGACTCTAAACCTTCAGATTTCCTAAATAGCTTTGAAAAAACAATACAAAATGTTTCAAAGAAGTTCAAAGTTCCCGAAAGAGACTTAATGAAATACTTTGAAAAAGAAATGTTATCAATATAGGAGTCAGTTATGGCATGGACAACAACAAAACTTAGAGATACTGATTACGAATCATTGCTATATTGCGAAGCTTCGGGTGCGGAATCTGCTACTGTGGCAGTAGATGCCTCTACTTTATCGGGTCACGTATCAAGTCCAGTATTGAATATCGCCGGAATTAAATGCAACCCTGCGGCTGCAGCAACAAGTGTACAAGTACATTTTGATGCGTCTACCGATGATGACAGTTTGAAATTTTACGGAAGTGCATCCTTTGGTTTTACAGATGGAACGAAATTTACTATCGCAAACCCTAAATCTAGTGGTGTTACTGGTGATATTAGACTTACGGCCTCTGCTGCTGTAGGTGTTCTATTACACGTTAAAAAAGTTTCTGGCTATACCAACAGTCAATAAGGAATAAAAACATGGAAACAGTCAAACTATTCTCAGAAGCAGTTGAAAATGCTGAATTAATCGTTGAAGAAACGGATTCTGGGAAGAAAAATTACAAGATTAGGGGTGTTTTCCTACAAGCGGACATTAAAAACCGCAATGGTAGAGTATATCCTATGGAAGTACTTCAAAAGGAAGTTACGAAGTACGACAAGAATTTTATAAAAGAAAATCGAGCATTTGGTGAACTTGGTCATCCAGACGGCCCTACGGTCAATCTGGAACGAGTTTCCCACATGATTACATCACTAAAAGAGGACGGTAAGAATTTTATCGGAGAAGCCAAAGTTATGGACACTCCAATGGGCAAAATTGTTAAGAATCTTATGGATGAAGGTTGTAAATTAGGTGTTTCTTCAAGAGGAATGGGTAGTTTAGACCAAAAAGGTGGTGCGAATTATGTACGTGACGATTTTTATCTCGCAACTGCAGCTGATATTGTTGCAGACCCATCCGCTCCAAATGCCTTTGTTGAAGGTATTATGGAAGGAAAAGAGTGGGTTTGGAACAATGGTTCACTTGTTGAAGCCCATGTTGCGGATTTAAAAACGAAATTTGACGTTAAAAAGCGTCAAAGAGATGCGAATCTCGAAGCACTTGAGTTCGCAAACTTCCTCAAAAAACTTTAATTTATAAATAAATAAATAAAGTTTAATAAATTCTATAAGGAGAAATCCCTATGTCGGATAAAAATGAATTAGACCAAACTATTGAGGAACTTGAAGCTGAGGTGCTTGCCGAGCTTGAAGAAGCTAACGGTGACGCTCCTAAAAAGGGAGCAGCTCCTGCGGAAAAAGGTTCTAAAGTAGAAGGTGAAGTTCAAGATCTAGGTGGTGCAAAACCAGATGCCAAAGTTGAAAAGGGCGCTGATGAAGACCGCAAAGAGAAGGACTTGACTGCAAAAACGAAATCCAAGGAAGTTTCTGGCGATGACCAACAGAAGGGCGAAGGTAAACCCGATGCCCCTCAGAAGTTAGCTGCTGGAGATGAGGTGGAAATGACTGACGAACAGGAAGTCGTTTCAGAAGACAAGAAGTTGACGAAAGCTCAACACCTTGAAAATATCGGTAAAATGAAGAAAGCAGATATTGAAGAAATGATTGCAAATCATTCTGCAAAACTTGCTGAAGCAGAAAATGCCGAATCTGAAGCAGAGTTGAAAAAACTTGAAGACGCTAAGAACGAAATCGAAGAAAAAATTAAGTCGATTTCGGTCAAAGAAGACGTTGAAGCTTTGGTAGAGGGTGAAGAACTTTCTGAAGATTTCAAGAAAAAGGCTGCAACCGTATTTGAAGCTGCTGTTAAGTCAAGAGTACGTTCTGAAGTAGAACGTATGGATGAACAGTATCGTTCAGAGGTTGAAGCAAAAGTTTCGGAAGCAACAGAGGAAATCACTGAAAAAGTTGATACCTACCTCAATTACGTTGTAGAAGAATGGACTAAAGATAACGAATTAGCAATTGAACGTGGACTAAAAGGTGAAATTGCTGAGGACTTTATCAATGGTCTTCAACAGCTCTTTACAGAACATTATATTGACGTTCCTGACGAAAAATATGATGTGCTTGAAGCGCAAAGTGATAAGATTGCAGAGTTGGAAAATAAACTCAACGAAGCGATTGAGAAAAGTGTTGGGTTGAAAGACGCCAATGCAAAACTCGTTAGTGAATCAGTCATCGTTGAGGTTTCTGAAGATTTGGCTGATACTGAAGTCGAGAAATTCAAAGAGCTAACTAACGATGTTGAGTTTACTGATGAGGCTTCTTATCGGGAAAAACTCGGCACGCTGAAGGAAAGTTATTTTCCTAAAGCAACATCATCTGATGATGCAACGACTTCTATTGATGATGAAGAAACTGGCCTCGCACAGGACATTGACACGACAGGTGCCATGAAAGCATATATGTCGGCAATTAGTCGTGTTAAGAGTGCATAACTTATAAATAATTGTAGACTTATAATAAGGAGAAACAAAAATGTTTCAAACAGAGCATCTACAGGAAAAGTGGTCGCCAGTCCTAGAACACCCCGATCTTCCTAAGATTGAGGATAGTTACAAGAGGGCAGTTACCACGCTTATCCTAGAAAACCAAGAGAAGGCTTTAAGTGAAGATAGGAATTTCCTTTCTGAAGCCGCTCCAACTAACTCCACTGGTGGACAAATTTCAAATTGGGATCCAATTCTGATTTCACTTGTCCGCCGAGCAATGCCTAATCTGATTGCTTATGATGTATGTGGTGTGCAGCCAATGACAGGGCCAACTGGTCTTATCTTTGCAATGCGTGCCAAGTATGCATCTTCAGACGGTGCAGAAGCTCTCGTAGACTTGGACGTACCACCTGCTAATATGGCATCTAACCAGAATAACGCTGGTGAGTTGAATGCTGATAGTGCTGGTACTAATCCTGCTATCCTAAACGATAGTCCTGCTGGTACTTATACGGCTCCTG